GAGTACGGGCATTGGTTCGTAAACAAGAAGACCCCTACCTATATGACCGGCACGCACTGGATGTATTTGCAGTGGAGCAAGACCGACGTAGGTCTGCCAGACTTCCGTGAGTCTAACAGGATATTTTTCATCTACTGGGAGGCTTGTAAGGCTGACAATAGATGCTTTGGACTGTGCTATCTAAAGAACAGACGTTCCGGATTCTCGTATATGGCCTCGTGCGAGGTTGTCAACACAGGTACCCTCACAAAGAACGGTCACCTAGGGATAATGTCCAAGACCGGTCCGGATGCCAAGTCAATGTTTACGGACAAGGTGGTGCCTATCAGTCAGAACTACCCGTTCTTCTTTAAGCCGGTGCAGGATGGTATGGATAAGCCAAAGACGGAGCTATCGTACAAGGTGCCAGCGGCAAAGATCACCAAGAAGAATATGTACAATGTTGATTCGTCAACTGTTTCAGGACTGGACACGGTTATTGACTGGAGAAGCACGTCGGACAACGCCTACGATGGTGAAAAATTAAAGCTATTGATCGAGGATGAGGCCGGTAAGATTGTCAAGCCTGAGAATATATTAAACGGATGGCGTGTAAGGAAGACCTGTCTACGTTTGGGTAGTCGTATCATCGGTAAGTGTATGATGGGGTCTACATCAAACGCATTAGCCAAGGGTGGTGCGAACTACAAGAAGATGTACGAGGACTCTAACCCAAGGAATCGAAGTGCCAACGGACAGACTAAGAGCGGGCTGTACTCTCTGTTCATACCTATGGAGTGGAACTTTGAGGGATATATCGATAAGCACGGGTTCCCAATATTGACTGTGAACGAAGGCTCCGAGGTAGAGAACATGGAGGGCGACAAGGTAAAGATAGGGGTGATTGAATACTGGAACAACGAGGTTGCCGCATTAAAGTCGGACTCAGACGCACTGAACGAGTTTTACAGGCAGTACCCAAGGACAGAGTCTCACGCATTTCGTGACGAGTCAAAGGAATCTTTATTTAATCTGACCAAGATATACCAACAGATTGACTATAACGACGGGCTGATAAAGGGTAAGTACCTAACAAGAGGATACTTCAGTTGGATGCACGGCGAGAAGGATACAAAGGTTGTATGGACTCCAGATCCCAAGGGCAGGTTCCTTGTTAGCTGGATACCTGACGCTAATTTACAAAACAATGTTATTGAGCGTAACGGGGCAAAGTACCCAGGCAACGAGCACCTAGGTTCGTTTGGGTGTGACCCATACGATATCTCAGGTGTTGTCGGAGGTGGCGGATCAAATGGTTCGTTGCACGGGATGACAAAGTTCCACATGGAACACGCACCTAACCACGAGTTCTTCCTTGAGTACATTGCACGTCCTCAGACTGCAGAGATATTTTTCGAAGATGTTTTGATGGCCTGTTTCTTTTACGGGATGCCGGTGCTGGCGGAGAATAACAAGCCACGTTTGCTGTATCATTTTAAGAACAGAGGCTACAGAAGATTTGCATCAAACAGACCGGATAAGCCGCTGGCAAAGCTATCTGTGACAGAAAGAGAGATAGGCGGTGTGCCAAACAACAGCGAGGATATGAAGCAGGCTCACGCCGATGCGATTCAGACGTATATTGAGAAGTATGTTGGGCTAGATATGGAAGGAACATATCGAGATCCAGACGAGATGGGATCGATGTACTTTATCAGAACGCTTGAGGATTGGGCAAAGTTTGATATCAACAATAGAACAAAACATGATGCCTCGATAAGTTCTGGGTTAGCAATTATGGCAAATCAACGCCACATGTATGTCCCTGAGGTAAAAAAGAGTAAAATAATCGTTAACTTTGCGACTTACGACAACTCTGGTAGAGTTAGCCAAATAAAAAAGAATGAAGGATATTAAGCCGAACGTAATAATAAACCCAATCACGTTTCCTAATGTATTAGTGTCAGATGCTGAGAAGGCTAGCCAAGAGTTCGGTCTTCGTATAGGCCAAAGTATTCAATACGAATGGTTCAGACGTTCTGGCAACAGCTGCAGGTTCTATGATCAATGGGTAGATTTCCACAGACTTAGACTATACGCAAGGGGCGAGCAATCGATCGCCAAGTACAAGGCTACGTTTGACCCACAGGGAGACCTATCACACCTTAATTTAGACTGGACGCCTGTGCCGGTTATTCCTAAGTTCGTTGACATCGTTGTTAACGGGATGCAGGAAAGGATATATAAGGTAAAGGCAGAGGCTGTAGATATAATGTCTGCAGAAAAAAAGAACGCCTTCCAGGATATGGTCGAGGCTAATATGTACGCAAAGGATGCGCTGATGTCGATCAAGCAAAACTTTGGCGTAGATGCATTTGACATACCTCCAGATCGATTACCAGAGAACAAGCAAGAGTTGAACCTGTATATGCAGCTGAACTACAAGCCAAGTATTGAGATAGCCGAGGAGGTCGCCATCGATACGGTGATGCAGCAGAACAAATACGATCTAGTAAAGAAGCAGGTAGACTATGACTTAACGGTACTAGGTATCGGAGGGTGCAGACATATGTTCTACCCTAACTCAGGTATCAAGGTTGATTATGTTGACCCGGCTAATGTCGTGTACTCATATACCGAGTCTCCTACATTCGATGACGTATTCTACTGGGGAGAGGTGAAGCAAGTCCCAATATCTGAGCTGTACAAAATAAAGCCAGAGCTTACAAAGGACGAGCTAAACGAGATATCAAACCTTGGGTCTGCTTGGTATGACTACTATGGCGTAATGAGAACGTACAGAAACGATCTATTCCAAAGGGATGTGGTTACACTTCTGTACTTCAACTATAAGACAGACAAGAAATTTGTCTACAAGAAAAAGAAATTAGACAACGGGATGGAGAAGGTAATCCGAAAGGACGAAGGCTTCAACCCTGAGCAAAACGATAACTTTGAAAGGATAGAGAGACGTATCGATGTGTGGTACGAAGGCGTAATGGTGATGGGTAGTTCGTATCTGTTGAAGTGGGAGATGGCAAAGAACATGGTTCGCCCTCAGTCGGCCTCTCAGTATGCATTATCGAACTACGTGTTTTGTGCTCCTAGACTATACAAGGGCGGAATAGAGTCATTGGTAAGACGTATGATTACGTTTGCCGATCTTATTCAATTGACACACCTAAAACTCCAGCAGGTCTTGTCTAAGATGGTGCCGGACGGTGTGTTCTTGGACGCAGACGGTATCAACGAGGTAGACCTAGGCACTGGTGCCGCATATAACCCTGAGGATGCACTTAGATTGTACTTCCAGACAGGTAGCGTCATTGGTCGAAGCTATACGCAGGACGGCGAGTTCAATCACGCCAAGATACCTATCCAACAACTTACGGCTAACAGCGGTCAGGACAAGATAGGCAGCCTGGCCAATACGTATAATCATTATTTAAGCATGATACGTGATGTCACCGGTCTCAACGAGGCTCGTGACGGATCGACACCTGATGCCAACGCATTGGTAGGCGTTCAGAAGCTAGCTGCGGCAAATTCAAACACAGCCACAAGACATATCTTACAGGCTAGTCTGTTTATCACCAAGCGTATGGCCGAGGCGTTATCGTGTCGTATCGCAGACGTGTTGGAGTACTCTGAGTTCAAGGAAGAGCTATCTATGCAGATAGGTAAATATAGTGTGGCTACACTTGAGGATATAAAGAACCTATATTTACACGACTTTGGAATATTCATCGACGTTGCACCTGACGAGGAGGAGAAGGCTATACTTGAGCAGAACATTCAGATGGCTCTCAAGGGAGGCCAGATCAATCTTGAGGACGCTATCGATATCCGAGAGATGAAGAATATCAAGCTGGCCAATGAGTTGCTAAAGAAGAAGCGTAAGGACAGAGACAAGCAGCGAATGGACGAGGAGAAGCAGAAGATGGATATGCAAACACAGAGCAATGTCCAGTCAACTCAGGCGGCTTCACAGGCTAAGGCTCAGGCTACACAGGCAGAGGCTCAGATAAAGATGCAGGTAATGCAGTCCCAACATCAGTTTGATATGGATAAGATGAAGGCAGAGGCAGAGCTCAAGCTACAGTTAATGACAAAAGAGTTTGAGTTCAATATGCAGCTAAAGGGCGCAGATACAAGCCTTCAGGACAAACGTGATAAGATGAAGGAGGACGCAAAAGATAACAGAACAAAGATCCAAGCAACACAACAATCAAAGTTGATCGAGCAACGTAAGAAGGACCTACCTCCTACAGACTTTGAGTCAAATGAGGATTCTCTTGATGGGTTTTCGTTGAACGAATTTTCTCCTCATTAGGAGTTAATCAAATGTTATCATAACTTTGTACGCAAATTAAATATAATATGGAATTTACAACTGTAAGGGAAGTCCCGCACGAAGAAAAATCAGTGCAAGAGATAGAGGCATCGCTTCTAGCCAAGCACGAAGAGGAACATCAACAGGCAGCTGCTCCGCAAGAGCCGGCAGCAGAGGTCGCTCAATCGGCACCTGAGTTTGATGAAAAAATAGTTCTTACACATATTAAGGATAGATACAATAAAGAGTTTAGCTCTGTCAACGAGATGTTATCTCAACGCCAGGCTAACGAGGACCTACCTGAAGACGTATCTGCATTCTTCAAATTTAAGAAGGATACAGGACGAGGGATCGATGACTTTGTTAAGATTAACAGAGACTTCGAAAAGGAGGACCCAAAGAAATTGCTATCGGAGTATATGGCTATGAATAACCCTGACCTTGACCCGGACGATATTATGTTCGAGATAGATCAGAAGTATAGCTATGACGACGAGTTTGATGACGAAAGAGAAATCAAACAGAAGAAGATAGCAATGAAAAAAGACCTTTCTGATGCTTTGAAGTTTTTCAATCAACAAAAGGAACAATACAAGGTGCCGCTTGGGTCAAGCGACGCCTCAGTTCCTGGTAACGAGAGAGAATCTTACGAGCAATATAAAAGAACTATGCAAGAGGCGGCTAGTTCTCAAGAGAATAGTAAGAAGCAATCAGACTATTTCGTCCAAAAGACAAACGACTTGTTCAATGATAAATTCAAAGGTTTTGAGTTTAATATCAATGGCAAGCAGTTGGCTTACAAACCGGGCGATACAGAAAAGATTAAGCAATCCCAGATGGACGTGAACAACTTTATTAAGAATCACGTCAACGAACAAGGGTTCCTTAAAGATGCTGCTGCTTACCATAAATCATTGTCGGTCGCAATGAATCCGGACGCATTCGCAAAGCATTTCTACGAACAGGGACAGGCAGACGCCATCTCCGATTCTACAAGAGAGATGAAGAATATTGACATGGGCGGAGTGAGACGCTCACCTGAGGTCACAAGTAAGGAAGGATTTAAAGTAACCGTTATTGACGACGAAAGAGGTAATAGCCTTAGAATAAAAAGCAACAAAAATCGTTAACAACAAAAAAAATTAAAAAATGGCAGGAACATTATCGAGTACACCCACATACGGGTTAACTCCGGCCCCTGTAAAGGCGGCATTACCAACAAATTACATTACCAATTTCAACTTCTTAAATCAATATCTTCCAGATACTTACGAAAAGGAGTTTGAGCGTTATGGTAATAGATCAATTGCATCATTCTTACGTATGGTAGGAGCAGAGATGCCAACTAACTCAGACATGATCAGATGGTCAGAGCAAGGTCGTTTACATACAAAATACATAGGGATTACAGCGACTTCTACTAGTGGGTCAGGCATAACGCTTCGTCAAAAACTTACATTAGGAACTAACAAGGCTTGTAACTTCAGAGTTGGTCAAACAGTAGCTTTATCGTCTACTGCTTCAAATGTAATGTACAAAGCTGTTGTTACTGATGTAACAACAGGTACTGAAGGGACTACTGCAGGAGACTTTACTGTAGCTTATTATGGTACTTCAAGTTTTACAAATTCAACTACTGTAGATATTGTAGCATTTGTATACGGATCTGAATTTAAGAAAGGGTCAAGCGGTATGGAAGGGTCTCTTGAAGCACAGGATACATTTTTAAGTAATAAACCAGTAATTATTAAGGACAATTACCAAGTTGCTGGTTCTGATATGGCTCAAATTGGATGGGTTGAAGTAGCATCTGAAAATGGGGCGACAGGCTATCTGTGGTACATTAAATCAGAGCACGAGACACGTCTTCGTTTTGAAGATTATCTTGAAATGGCAATGGTAGAAGGTCAACCCGCAGCTTATAACTCAGGAGCTGAAAACTACTTATCTGGATCTACGCCAGTTGATGGGACTGTAAATGCAGGTACTAAAGGATTGTTTTATGAAGTAGAACAGCGTGGTAACGTATGGTCAGGTGGTAACCCACAAACATTGAATGACTTCGATGCAATCATCCAACGTCTTGACAAACAAGGTGCTATCCAGGAGAATGCAATCTTCTTAAATCGTCAGTTCAGCTTTGATATCGATGATATGTTAGCTGCTCAAAATAGTTACGGTGCCGGCGGTTCTAGCTTCGGATTGTTTGACAACGATAAAGAAATGGCATTGAACTTAGGTTTCACAGGATTCCGTAGAGGTTATGATTTCTACAAAACTGACTGGAAATATTTGAACGACGCTACATTGCGTGGTGATATCACAGCAGGGGGAATCAACGGCGTCCTTGTTCCAGCAGGTTCTACAAACGTATATGATCAAGTGTTAGGCAAAAATGCTAAACGCCCATTCTTGCACGTTAGATACAGAGCAAGCGAAACAGAAGATCGTCGTTACAAAACTTGGATTACAGGTGGTGCCGGCGGTGCAACTACAAGTGATCAAGATTTTATGAGAGTTAACTTCTTATCCGAAAGAGCATTATGTGTTCTTGGTGCGAATAACTTCTTCTTAT